ATTAATAGATGAGTTGCTTCCGCCACCACCTACAAAGGAAACAATATTACCAGCTCTATTGTTTTCACCACCGGCAATGGTAGAAGAAGTTCCAGACGCTACTTGATTGGCCGCAGTTCTTGATTTTTGCCAATCAGTTGCATTTGCGCCGCGCTTATTCCCACCAGTGGTAGTGGAATCTGGAACTTGAGCTAATGTGGCACCAGTACCTTTGGCAACAAACGCAACGTCAGCGTTGGTTGATGCCGCCGCTGCGGTGAGCGAATCAACGTAAACCGTCGCGTTAGGCGCAGTAGTGGATTCAGCTGCTGTAAATTGCGTCAGTCCGCCGCCACCCGAAGCGTTAATGGTCTGGTTTGGGAACGACCCCGAAATCGTAATGTTTGTGCCAGCCACCAACGATGGTGTTGCAGTCCCTGTGCCGCCGTTGGCAACAGCCACAATGCCCGTGACGTTGGCCGCTGTACCAGTTGTGTTTTGGTTCAGGGTTGGAATATCAGAAGCAACAACAGCTCTAAATGTTGGTACACCTGAAGCACCATTTGGCGCAGCCAACACAAAGTTAGCCGTCTTGGAGGCATAAGGATTTTGCGTATCGCCGTACCCCGATGCAAGACTGATTGCAGGAGTCACTCCGCCACTTGAAACGACGGGCGATGTGCCAGAAACAGAAGTAACGGGTGCGGTTCCGCTAGATACGGCAGTGACAAGACCCTTACCGTTAACAGTAACGCTTGCGTTTGTAAAAGACCCAACGTTTGAGTTGACGGTCGCCAAAGTACCTGCCGCCGTTACGTTGGCCGAACCATTAAACGATGGGCTTGTGTAGGCCAAATCACCAGTAATTTCGATGGTCCGCCCCGTGGTCAATGTAGCAGCAGAGCCAGTAGTATTTTGGTTCAGTGTAGGAACATCCGCCGCCTGAATGGCGGACATGACTACATCAGTGCCGTTACCTCGCAGGTATTGACCTGACGTTACCGCCCCAGCCAGCGCGTCCATTGCATTTTGGCGAGTTGTTTCACCTGTGCCGCCTGCCGCAAAAGGCAAAGTACCAGCGGCCAACGCTGATGCGCTAGTCGAATACAGCGCGTTGTTTGCACCCGCAAATGTAGTCAAGCCGGTTCCGCCGTATCCCGATTGAATGGTGCCGCCCTGCCAAGTGCCGCCAGAAATTACGGTGGTGCCCAGCGCCAAAGAGTTGGTTCCCCAAGTGACGCCTTCGGGCAAGTAGCCATGGACGTCCCATGTACCAGCCACGGTGGTGTTGTTCATCAAGGCAACGCCAGCAGCGCCGCCCGGAGCAACCGTGCCAATAACCGCACTGGCGTTGTTTTGGATGGTCAGGGTGCCAGTGGCGTTGTTGTTAAACTGAAACGCAGTGGTGTCAGTTAATGTTGTTGCGTCTGGCAACCTAAACGTGTGACCTCCAGTGCCCACCAGCTGTTGGTTGAAGTCCGAAGCTGCGGTCAACACAGTCGTGCCACCAGATGCAGTGATGGTTTGCAATTCTTGGCTTATACGGTTAACTGTGATGTTCCCGTTGGCATCTCGAAGCACAACAGAGTTTGCACCGGTCGAAGCGGTTACGCCTGTACCGCCATACGCCACGCCAATGGTCGATCCTTGCCATGTACCTGACGCTACAGTGCCTAGTGCGGAGACGTTTCCGCTTGCATCAAGATTAACCGAGCGTCCAGAAGGATACGTCACAAATACGTTGACTACCCCAGAAAACGTCACCGCGCTACCAGCGTTGCTCGAAGCGTAAACAGTGGTGCGGGTTAATGTTGGTCCTGTGGTCGAATACGTACCAAGGCCGACTTCCCAGTTGCTTGAACCGTCCGTAGCTGAGTAGTACGTGGTGTTGGTGTTCCCAATCGTGGCAAACGACTGGAAGCCCGGCACCGCACCCGTAAGCGTAAAACTTACAGTGGTATTTGCCGTGCCCGTTTCTTGGACGCGGTTTGCAAGGACCAGAGGCATTTGAACCCCCTATTAGCTTGTCGCAGTAGTGGCGTAGGTAACAGAAACAGTGTCACCAGCAGTGGTCACTTTGGCTGTGGCAAATGCACCTGCGCTATACAGAGTACCAGCAGTGCTGCTCTGTGTGTTGACCGCGCCAGCACCAGTCACTAAGAAACAACCACCCACTGTACCGCCTGCGCCTGTAATGGTGTACGTAATTGCAGAAGCTGTTTTGGTTGTCACGTTGGACGGTGTAGTACCTGAAGAAGACGCGGCGCTAAAGGCTGCAGTGCCACGCACAGCCGAACCACCAACGGTATAGTTAACGAACTCAGTCCAACCAGCGTGCGTCACCATGGTGTCCGCCGCCGTAAATGTGGGGCTTGCGCCAGAAATCAAACCAAGAAACGGTCCAACCGTGGTGTATGTTGTGCCCGAAAGCAATGTGTCCAGCATCAACTGTTTACCAACAGCATTAACCAGATTTGGGAACCGATCTTCCCACTTAACATTACCTTCGGCATCGTGGCAAACTACATGGTAGACGCCTTCAATGCCAACAGTCTCAGTGCCAGCAACGTTTGATTGCATGGTCACTTCTGCGTGGTCGCCGAAGCTTGAGAGTTCTTTAGTCATAATTACCCCTTAGTATGAAGAGCGAAGCAACGCGGTTGTTGACGTATTCGCTGGCATTGTGATTGTGAAATTAGAAGACGTTTTGTCTGATCCAAAGTCCAACACGGCAACGGCTTTATTGCCCTTACTCGCATTGTAAATTAAAGCACATCGTGCTGTGATATTACCAGTCCAAGATATGTTTGGGAAGCCCACATACGCTGTTGCATCAGATGTTGATGACGATACCGTAATCGGCGTAAGTTGTGCTCCGCCAGCTACATACGTGCCCGTAGCGGCTATCTCGTTTGAAGTTGAATACACGGTGGTACTCGCGTTTAAATCTGCGCTCGCCGTATACAGAGCGATCTTTATTACATCTGTTGTCAGATCGTGAACGCCCTGATACAGCTCCGCTTTGAAGCTGGTCGTTTGTGTCTGAACGATGCTCATTGTGCGGGAACCCTAGTTTGGCCATTTCGGTACGCATCACCGCGCTGTTTGCCATCACCCAAGTTTTTAAGCATGCCCATAGCTTCGTTATAACGCGCTTGGTATGTTGTGTACATTGCGTCGTCAGGCCCGCTTTTCATAAACACTGCTGCTTCACACAAAGAACCGTATAACAATGCAGAGTCAAAATTATCACCTAACCACGTTTGGCCAGCAGTCACAATAGACTCAGGATAATAGTAATAGTGCAGCTCTACAGAATATGCAATTGAAGGTGTTGGACCAACAATAAAAGACAACTCATTGGTAACAGCGCCAAGCGCGGTAGTGGTTGGACCAAAGATTGCGTAGTATTTTGGTGTTCCTGTAGATGATGGGTTTGGATACGCTTCACGAATAAAGTTCACATCTTTATTCAACAAATATATGTAATCACCGCCCGCAACTGGATAAGCCGCAATTGAGTAAACCGATAAAAAATCATCTGGAGCTGATAAATATTTGTTTGTCGCGGTGATAGTGCCAGTAACATTTTTGCGAAGATTAGCCAGCTGCACCGTGTTATAGATGCGCTGTTCAGCCTGTTGAATGAACGTGTCTATATTAACTGTGGGAAACGTGTTCTCACAATAATCAGATACTTGCGTTACAAGCTGTGCATAAGTCATCGCCATGAGTTAATCCTCAAGCCATCGGGCCACGAGCCATCGTGCCTTTGGTAGCCGCGCCTGTGCCACGAATCTTGATACCGCTGGTCTTAGTGGTTGGAGCGTTTTTAGGGTTGTTGTAATTACCAACACTCATGCGCATTGAGCTAGTTTCTGAAATATCAGAAGGCTTGCCGGGATTAGATTGAATTGCTACTTTTTTACCAGTCATAGTATGAGGCTCCGCATAAACGTCGGCACTGCCAACTTCTTTACCCATTAATTTTCGGCTGTATTTGGCCATGAATAACCTCACTTTTGGTTATTAGCACGAGCCATGTTACGGCCTACGGCACGCATTTGTTGGCCAGTTGGGCCGCCCTTTTTGCTTTTACCACCGCGAGGATTAGCCGCGGT